CCGATCTTGACCGAGTAGCGACCGCCCATGATGTCGGCCGGGTTGAGCACGAACAGCATGTTGGTGACTTTCGCTCGCGGTTCCCACAACGAGATCGCGAGTAGCGCAGCAATCTTGCCCTGCATCAAACCCTGGCTGCCGGGCTGGTCGATCCACGCTTGCGCGAGCCCGAATGTGCGCAATAGCGGTTGCGTCCCGTACGGCGTGCATAGGATGTTAAACACATTCGAGAGCACGAGTTCGACCGAGTTGGCTTGGACGTTCCAATCCCATTGAAAATTGCCATCGATCAGGTACTCGCGACCGTTGACCAGGACCGAAAAGTTTTTATAAGTGATCACAGGTATTTCCAGTGCCTAAACGTTTCGTACACGAAATCCCAGGGCCGCTGCCAGCGGGCGTACCGGTGTAGGTAAAGACGTCCTTGGGCGGGCAGACAGTCGGCTAACCAGAAAAACGATGAGTCGATACAGTGCACCTCGTCTGCCTCGATGATGTAGCGGGCATACCGAAGAATTGACGCGGTGATGTCTGTCGTCGGTGAGAAGACAAACCCTTTCGAGATATAGCGGTGATTAATCCTGAATCCTCGCGCGTGGTCGTCGTGCATAAAGATTTTCCGTTGACCGTCGAGCATTTGCAATTGCGGTACGCTCTGCGGCACTTTCGACCAGACATCACTGATCGGGCACAACCGCCATTTGGCGTCGAAACCGACCTGGGCATGCCCGTAGAAACTTTTAGAGAAATCTAGACCAATCCCGTGTCCGGAGTAGATCCCGAGCCTGAGTTGATGTTTGCGGTCGAGCCCGGCATCGTGCAGAGCTCGATCGTAAGTCGCATCGTTGGGGCTGCCCCAGTTTTCTCCGCTCACCCTCGCAACCGGGTAGACCGTGATCCGGGGGTGGTTGGCGAAGATACTTTCGAACGTCGCGACATGTGCCGGGTAGGCGGGGAACGCGATCTCGTCGTAGCGTTCGAGAAGGGCTACTGCGAGGCCCGACTGGATGATCCCGTCGCCGACCCCAAGATGAGTGACAAGGGCGAGCCGTTTGTCCATAAGCGGTTAATGCCCGGCAATGCGCAGGTTCGCGATCGCAGTCGAAAGCATTGCCGCATTTGGCGCCGTGATCTGCGAGACCGCGCCCGGAGGGAGTGAACTGAGCATCGAGCTTAGTGAATTGGCGGCAACCGCGCCAGTCAGCGTGTTCATGATCCCGCCGATCGGACCTCCGAGAGCCCGAGTCGATGCACCGAATTGCGCAAGTGAACTCGCGGCGGTAGTCGCGATACTGACCGCCCCGGTGACACCCGAAATCGCGCTCGTGATCGTCGCGACAGCAGCACTGAGACCGGGCAGCGCGCCGCCAAGAGCCGACAGCGGGCCCGCCAGATTGAGCGCGCCCGGGTACTCGAGCAGTTTTACGTCGATGTCGGCGATGATCAGTGAGTTGCCAATGAATTTGCTCATTTTTGCCGAGATGTCCTCAATCACGAACAAGGTCAGCATCCCTCGCCCGACCGGGGTCGAGCCGATGATCAACGGGACCGGGACCTTCATGTCCATCAGGGCCTCAAGGGAGGTCAATGCGGCCGAGGGCGGCAGCGTATACGGGGCGTGGAAATGCATCTGCAGCGAGCATTCGATCGGGTCAGAGCCAGTGTCCTCGATGATATCGACCTGCTGAATGATGCGGTGTTTCGCGAAGACTTCCTTCTTGCTCTTCGAAACCCCGTGAAACGTGTTCATCGACCCAAGACCACCTTGGAACATGATCGGACCTAGGACGCCATCCATACAACTCTAGAAATACTCGCACGAAGTATTTCTGCACTGTATGCCGCAACCAGATCCTTTCGCCGGTCTGCCCGAGATCAGTTTCTGTCAGGTCGACATCGCGGCCCTCCAGCAGTCGATTATCGCGGGCTTCCAAGCCGCCTGGTTCGCGGCCACGGGCGAGCAACTCTCACTCAGTCTCGCCGACCGGCGGGCGAACTTTCTCTACAGTCTCGCGTATTATCTTGCGCAGGAACGGATGCTGATCGACGCGTCTGCGAAGCAGAATCTGCTTCCGTACAGTTTAGGCGGCTTTCTTGATTCGCTCGGGATGTTCTTCGACACGCCGCGGCTGGGCGCGGTGCCCGCGATCACCGAGATCGAATTCACTCTTGATCAACCGTACGCGAACACTCAGATCGTCCCAGCCGGGACATTGGTTCTGAGTCAGTCGACCGGCCTGACCTTCACGACCGACGCCGATCTGCCGATCAACACTGGCTACGTCACTGAATCGGTCTCCGCGACGTGCACGACCCTGGGCCCGAGCGGGAACGGGCTTCTTGACATCAACAGCGTGCAGAACTGGACGATCACCGGGTTCACCGTGACGGCGCAGAACGCGCTACCATCGATCGGCGGGGCTGATGTCGAGACCGACGAGGCCTACCGGGTCAGACTCTTAGGAGCGACCGACTCCTATTCACCCGCGGGCCCAAAGGGCCGATACCGTTATTACACGTCGAAGGTCAGTCCGGCGATCTCCGACGTCGCGGTGCTCGGGCCCGAGGACGGACTCGCGCCCGGTAACGTGCAGGTCGTCGTCCTTTTGCAGAACGGACAGTTTCCTGACGCCACTATGTTAGACGAGGTTTTCAATGCGTTGGACACCGACACGGTGCGCGATCTGTGCGCCCAGCTGACGGTCACGGCGCCAAGTGGTGTAGCGTACTCGACTACAGTGCGCTGGTGGGCGGACGAAAGCGAAGCAGCCAAGGCGATCGTGATCGGCGAGCAGGTCGCGGTCGCTGTCAACGCCTGGATCACCGACAACAGCAACGCCCTCGGCGGCTCGATCAACCCGGCGACTCTCTCGAAGGCGGTGCTCGATGCCGGCGCGTCGTATTGCATCGTCGACTCGCCGCCCCGGATCGGGTTATCCCTCGCACAGGTAGGCGTACTCGTGGACGATCCGGTGATCACGTACGAGGGCCTCGAGAGCGACCTGCAACCGCTACCGGAATAAGCGAGCACAATGTCTGTCTCACTGAACAATGTTTCGTTGGTCGAGTTGCTGACGCCGGCGCTGCAGAATGACCAGTTTTTCAAGTGTGCGGCCTTGGCCCTTGACCCGCTGCTCGCGGATATCCGAGCGCAGATCATCAATAATAACGTGCTCGCCCGGCTGCAAAACCAATCGAGCGCCACCCTCGATTTTCTCGCGCATTGGCATTTCAACCTCGACGTTTACGGCGATAACCTCGACTACGGAGTGAAACTCCTGCTGGTACAACAGGCGATCCTCGGCAAGATCCGCAAAGGCACGCCCTCAGCGGTCAAGGCCGCGATGAACGCGGTCTTTTCATACTGCGAACTGATCGAGTGGTTCCAAGACAACCCGCCGGGTCCGCCGAACACGTTCAGGATCAAGATTTCGGATCCACTCGTCGATCCCGTGCGGGTCAACGCGATGATCGCGACGGTGTTGGCCGTAAAGAACGCGCGATCATATTTCGGCGGGATCTTCTCGTTCGCAGCGTTCCCGGCGGGCACGGTGTACGTCGGTGGGATTCTCGCCGAGTACGACTACCAAGTCCTGCCCTACAAGCCGACCATCCTTTAGTATTTCTAATCGCAAACCGTAATTATGTCCTTCGCCCCGTTACTGGTCACTAATCAAGGAATCAACGCTCTCGCAAAGGTTACCGGGACCGGGGCTACCCTGGTGATCACGAAGGTCGAGGCCGGCTCTGGATACACGGTCTCGGGCGATGTCGCCGCGAATTTCACCGCTCTGAAAGCCTACGTGATGGATGCCGACTCGACGTCGACAAACACAGCGGTCCTTTACCAATCGACCATCCGGTGCAACATCACCTCGACTAACGCGCCAAAGGTCTTTCAACTAAACGAGTTTGGTGTGTTCGCCTCACTGAACAACCAGGCACCGTTCCTGTTCGCCTACACCTCGACCGGTGCACCAAATGGCGACACGATAGATCCGGCGGCTCCGATCATCAAGGAGTACGTGTTGCCGGTCGTTTACTCGACCACGCAGCAAGTTACGGCCTCGATCCAGATGACCGACGTAGTCGGGCTGCACGGGGCGACGCATCTACCGAGCGGTATCGATCCACTGCCGATCTCAAGTTCGACTATCGGCGGGCTCTGCCCGAAAACGCCCAACAACCCGGCCCAGGTACTGATTGGCAGTGCCACGGCGTCCTTTGGTGCGTTGCCACTGCATGGGCCGACTCATGTGTCGACCGGGCGGGATCCCGTGCCCGTGGCGACGACTGCGGCGACCGGACTACTGCCGAAGTTAAGCGGGAACGCGAGTGATGTCCTGCTCGGCACCGGGGCTTGGGGCGCGGGCTTTTTCCCCGGCTTCGTCACTGACTATGCCGGCTACGCAATCCCAGCGGGCTGGCTGTTATGCGACGGTCAAGCGTACGCGCGCACGACGTACGCGAACCTCTACGCCGCCCTTGGCGGGACGAGTTCGCCGTGGGGCCAAGGCAACGGTTCAACGACGTTTAACGTGCCCGATCTGCGCGGGCGAGCCTCGATCGGCGCCGGGCAAGGCGCGAACCTCGCGTATCGATCGGTAGGCAGTTATGGCGGCGAAGAGAATCATACGCTCACTCTGTACGAGATACCGTCCCACAATCACGCGATCAATGACCTTGCGCATAGTCACTCGGTGTACGATCCCGCCCACAACCACGGGATTTACGATCCCGGCCATGCGCATGGCATTAACGACCCAGGACATGCGCACCCGTATGTTTACGGTAATACTTTGTTTAGTAACGGGCCCGGCATCAGCAACCTGCAGATCATGCAGCCGCCCTATTACAACAACGTGTCCGGTTTCACTGGCGGCGCCACTGCTGGTATTGGTATTTATGGCGCTGTTACCGGGATCGCCACGTATAGCACCGCCACTAACATTTCGATCTACACGAGCAAAACCGGCATTAACCAAACGTTGTATTCGGGCAGTGGCGCTGCTCATAACAACATGCCGCCCTTTGCGGTTCTGAACAAGATCATCCACACCTGAAACTCCTATGCACTATAAAATCGATCTCTTGACCGACCTCGAAATGGCGCATTTTGAAACCAAAGTTGGTGATCTCCTTAATCTTGAAGTGCCCGCCGCTGAGGGCGGGTTCCGCAGAGGCGATTATCAGGTGGCCAACATCGAGATAACCGACGCGGGGGTGCATCCCGAGACTGGCGAGCATCTAACCAGAGTAATCTTGAAACTCGAATAAGTGGCAGCAGAATTCCCCATAGTAGTCAGGACAGACCGTGACTTTTGGCTCCCGGTGACGGTGGTAACTGCCTTGGGCAACCCGGCGAACATGCAGGGGTACCAAATCGAGATGACGGTGAAGAAAGTGCAGACTGACTCAGACGCCGCGGCGCTGTTCAAAAGTCCGCCCGTGATTACAAACCTTGTTTTCGGGCAGTTCACTTTCCACATACCGCGCGCGGTGAACTCGCCGTGGTGGGCGCCGAGCGGCGGTCCAGTCACGACGACGATCGTCTACGATGTCAGTTGCTTGGATATCGCAATCCCGCCCAATATGATCACCTTGATAGAGGGCCCCGTCAGTCTGATCGGGCCCGTAACCGTGTCAATACCCTAGCTATGGCTGAAACCGTCATTCCAATCCCTGGCCCGCAGACCGTCGTCCTCTCACTAAATGATATCACGGCGATCGGCCCACCGGGACCGCAAGGCGCGCAAGGTGTGCAAGGTATCGCGGGGCCCGTTGGGCCAGTAGGGCCGCCACTGCACGTCAAAGGAACAGTGGCTTCGCATACGAACCTGCCAGCGAGTGGCAACGCGGTCGGCGACGTCTGGATCGCCGCCGACACTGGACATGCATGGTCGTGGAACGGTACCGCCTGGATCGACACCGGGCCGTTCCAAGGCCCGCAAGGCGCGCAGGGCGTGCAGGGCCCGACTGGCGCGACCGGACCTGGCTCGACCGTAACCGCGGGCCCGACGATAACGGGCTCACCCGGCACTCCATCAAACGTCGTGAATACAGGCACGCCGAGCGCAGCGGTGTTTGCGTTTACTATCCCGCAAGGCATCGCGGGCCCAACTGGGGCAACGGGGCCGACCGGCCCACAGGGCCCACAGGGCCCGACCGGCCCTGGCTCGGGCGACATGCTCAAAGCCGTCTACGACACCAATAATAACGGAGTTGTCGATACCTGTGATGCGTTGGCTTACGGTAAATTAACCAGCGTTCCTGCTAGCTTCACGCCAAGTACCCATGCGACAACGCATGTTACTGGCGGCTCCGACATTATCCAGCCGGCCAGCCCGACAGCAGTGGGACTGCTAAACAAAGTATCAGGGAACACCACCGACTTTGTCGATGGGACTAACACGTGCCAGAACCTGGTTAACGCGATTCAGCCAACTATCTGGAGCGCTCGCTTACGGTCTTATAATAGTGTGGGCAACTGTACCTTCGAGACGGACCAGCGCACGGTTGGAGTTGGCACTTCGACTAGTGGTCAATTTGCTTGTGATCGATGGATTTTAAGCAAAACTGGAACTATGATTGCGCTAGGAATTCAACAAAGTTCTGGTAGCGGACTCGTCTTACCCGGGACCAATTATCGAGTTAGTGCTAAATACCTTGCATGCCAAATTACGACAGCACAGGCAACTTTGGGAGCGAGCGATAAGTTAGAGTTTTATCAGACGGTTGAAGGCTGCAATGCTCGCGAGCTCTATAACGATGTTTCGTCGATATCGTTATTAGTTAATTCCAGCGTAGCGAATCTTAAATTTTCTGTTGCGATTAGCGATGGGCCGGTAACTACCTCCTTGGTAAAACTATGCACTTTGGGTGCGGCAAATACTTGGACACTTATTCAATTGCCAAATATTCCGGCTTTTCCAGCTGGCAATTTTTCACTCTTACCTGGAACAATTGGCTATTACATTAATATTTGTTTAGCCGCTGGATCGACCTTGATCGCTCCAGCCGCTGACACTTGGCAAGCCGGAAACTTTTTAGGCGCACCTGGGATGAGCAATTTTGCCGCTAGTCCGGTCAATTCTACTTTCTATGTAGGTTTTATTCAGCACGAGCCTGGACCACTTTGCACGACACTGATTGATAAACCGTTCACGCAGAATCTCGATGAATGTTTGCGATATTATTCCAAAAGCTATCCTTCAGGGAGCGCGCCAGGAACGATAACTTCGACAGGGATCAGGGCGTTAATAGCCCCTACTGCTGCTGCCTTAGCTTTTGGTCCTTTATCCTTCGCAAAACCGATGGCCAAAGTACCAACGGTTACTCTTTATAATTATGTAACTGGTGCTGCCAATTCCGTTCGTGATGGATCTGCCATCGATCACGCAAGCGCGGCTGCCGCCAACATAGGTGATTCGGGTTTCCCTAATATTACATTTACTACTGCGGTAACAGCCCCAATGCAGGTGCTCTTGCACTACACCGCCGATACCGGCTGGTAGGTAAATTTTTATGAAAGTGCTGACCTTCTCGCAGAAAGTG